CCTGATTGCTATCGAAGGCAAAATGCCTGCCCTGATTACGCCGGAAGGTGTTCCGACTGATTCTCCAATCAGTGCGTCTGCCCGACAAAGACAGAAAGAAGAACTGCTGGATAAAATCTACGACCTGCAAATGCGGGTCAAGTTGATAGAGGAGCGCGGCAAATGATGACCATGATTAGCACGTTTTTATCGTTCCTTGCGGGTGGACTGCCCAAGATTCTGCAAATCTTCCAAGACCGGCAGGACAAAAAGCACGAACTGGCTCTTGTCGCAGCCCAGAAAGAGCGCGAGTTAGCATTGGCAGAGCGTGGGTTTATCGCGCAGGCACGGGTTGAGGAAATCAAACTGGAGCAAATCCAGACGCAGACGGCTGCTGAGGAACGCCAAGCCTTGTACAACCACGACATTGAGATTGGCAAGGGCGCGAGTCAGTGGATGATTAACCTGCGAGCCAGCGTCCGTCCTGTTGTGACCTACATTTTCGTGCTGGAGTTGGTCGCGCTGAACATTGCCGGGGTGTGGTACGCATGGCATCAAGGGGTGCCGTTTGCGGCTGCGATGGCCGAAGTGTTTTCGGATGACGAAATGCTGATCCTAAGCAGCATTATTGCGTTTTGGTTTGGTACGCAGGCTTTTGGCAAGAAATGATTCACTTGTACATCGTTCTTATATGGGCGCTTGTAACCGGGAACGAGTCAAACATCGATGAGGCAGATTGGCAGTGAAAGTCAGCGCCGCAGCCATCGACATGATCAAGCACCACGAAGGGGTGAGGACTAAGCCTTACCGTTGTCCGGCGCTGTTATGGACGGTGGGGTGCGGACATGTGATTGATCCGACCCATGCGGCGGTGAAGTATGAGGAGCGCAAGAGTCTACCGGTACCCGCAGGCTGGGATCGCGCCCTCACGATGGACGAAGTGGATCGGATTCTTTCTCAAGACCTTGGTCGGTTTGAGCGTGGTGTGGTTCGACTTTGCCCTGCTGCTGTTGGTCGTCAGGGAGTCTTCGATTCTCTCGTCAGTTTTGCCTTCAACGTGGGTCTTGGCAATCTCCAGCGTTCTTCCCTTCGGATGAAGACCAACCGGGGTGACTTTGAAGAAGCGGCAGAAGAATTCATGAAGTGGACGAAGGCGGCTGGGCGTGTATTGCCCGGTCTCGTCAAACGCCGCAAAGATGAGCAGGCTTTATATTTGTCGGGAGTTGCCTAGATGCCCCTACAAAAACTTGAATTGCGCCCCGGCGTAAATCGTGAATCAACCTCCTATGCCAACGAAGGCGGGTTCTTTGCGGGCGATAAAATTCGTTTCCGCTCTGGCTACGCGGAGAAACTGGGCGGTTGGACCAATATCACCAACGGCGGTAATACGTTTAAAGGCGTAGCCCGAATCCTGTGGAATTGGATTTCTACACTCAATCAGAATCTTCTGGGTGTCGGTACTAACCAGAAAGTTTATACAGAACTGGGCGGCGTTTATTACGATATTACGCCCCTTGCCGCATCCCTTACGTTATCTTCCGACCCGTTTTCTACTACATCAGGTAGTCGTCTAGTCACGGTAACGGCCTCGGCCCACGCGTCAGCGGTTGGTACTTACGTCAATTTTAGCGGGGCTACAGCGGTAGCGAGTCTTACAATTAATGGGGACTACCCCATTCAGTCCGTTCCAACTTCTAATACTTTCACAATCTACGCCTCCGCTACGGCGTCCTCTACTGCGACGGGCGGAGGATCGCTTGTTATTGCCAAGTTCGATATCGATGCAGGCACTGCCATATCCACGACGCAAGTCGGCTGGGGTGGGCCTCCGTGGGGCGAAGGGGGTTGGGGATCAAGCACGGGGGCAGGCGTCCCGTTGCGTCTTTGGTCTATGTTTAATTACGGGAATGACCTCATATTTGCCGAGCGTAACGGGGCGGTATACTTTTGGACGCTAGATACGGCGAGTTGGAGTCGGGCTATCCCCCTTGCCGATAAAGCCGATGCCACAACTAAATGGGACGCAACCGCAGCGTTTGCTTCAGGCGTAACTACTATTGTGGTGGATGACGCCACAGGGATTAACACTGGCGCAGTCATTTCAGGTAGCGGCATCGTGACCGGCACATACGTCACGACAGCATGGGATGGGTCTACTTCGGTAACGATTTCTACGGCGACAAACGCCTCGGCCACAGTGTCGGCTTTGGCATTTAGTTACGCAGGACAACATGTCCCTAAAGAAGTTCTAATGGTGATTGACTCGCCGGTAAATGACTTTGTGATCTGTGCTGGGGCCACGCCGTATAACCCGATTGATTTTCAAACGACGTTTAATCCGCTCCTTGTTCGCTGGTCTGACCAGAGTAATGCGTTTGAGTGGGTGCCGGAAGTCACTAACCAGTCTGGAGAACAGACGCTCTCGCACGGCTCGTACATAGTTACGGCGCTTAATACTCGTCAGGAGATCTTGATTTGGACAGATACAGCCATCTTCTCAATGCAGTATCTAGGACCACCGTTTGTCTGGGGCTTTAATCTTCTTGACCAAGACGTATCAATTGCTTCGCAAAACGCGGCAATTACGGTCAACAACGTGACCTATTGGATGGGGCGGGATAAGTTCTTCATGTACACGGGGCGGGTCGAGACGCTGCCTTGCACCCTTCGTCAGTTCGTCTATAGCGACATTAACCTCGACCAGTTGGATCAAATCTGTTCTGGGGCAAACGAAGGGTACAACGAGGTATGGTGGTTCTATCCGTCTCTCAATAGCCTCGTGAATGACCGCTATGTCATTTATAACTATCTTGAACGTGTTTGGTACTACGGCAATTTGAACCGTACCGCGTGGTCTGAACACACTCAGCGGCAGTATCCGATGGGCGCGTTTTCGATCCAGATTGGGTATTTAGCGACTTCGATTAACTCATCGGTGACTACGATTGCTCTGACGGATGCGTCTAGTTACCCCAATGCGGGTACGGTTGTTATTGACTCGGAGCAGATTACGTATACGTCTAAAGACGGTAATACCTTGATAGGCTGCGTTCGTGGCGCGAATAGCACGACGGCTGCTTCGCATGAACAGTACACGATGGTTGAGTTAAGAGTGCCGAACCAAGTTCTCTATCACGAATTTGGCAATGACGACGCGTCAGTGACCCCAGCCCTGCCGATTGAGGCGTTTATTGAATCGTCTGATTTCGACATCCAAGACGGTCAGAGTTTTGGCTATGTCTGGCGCATCTTGCCTGACCTTAACTTTACGGGGTCAACAGGCAGTAGTCCGAGCGTTACGCTGACGGTTAAGCCAAGGCAGAACTCGGGTTCAAACTACACCGCAGCAGATCAGCCGGTGGTTACGCGCACCTCGACGATACCGATTCAGCAGTACACGGGGCAGGTCTACACTCGTATCCGAGGTCGCCAGATGGCGTTCCGTGTGGACTCGACTGACTTAGGCGTTGCTTGGCAAATGGGCATGATGCGAATTGATGTTCGACCGGATGGACGTCGATGACCGTCGCACGTGGCATATCTCCGCCAAACCTACCGGTTGCACCGGCGGATTATAGTGTCCGTTATCAGGATCAGTTTAGTAATGTCTTGCGGCTTTTCTTTAGTCAGGTAGCCAACCGGGTTAATTCACCGACCGCACACGCTTCGTATTTTGATACGACGACGCAGCCGAATCCGGTTGCGGATGCGGTTAATTTATTTACTTACAATTCAGTCGTTACCCAGCAGGCTGTTAATCGCGGCGTACCCACATCTAAAATCTTCGTTGCTCAGACGGGTATTTATAACTTTCAGTTTTCTGCCCAATTAGATAAAACGGGCGGTTCGGCAAGCGCCGTATATATCTGGCCCCGAATTAACGGGGTAAACCTGCCGGACTCGGCTACCAAGATCGTTATTGACGGCCCCAACAACGAGATTGTGGCGGCGTGGAACTTTGTGCTTGTGCTGCAGGCAAACGACTATTTTGAGTTGGCTTGGCAGTCTTCGGACATCAACGTGGTTATCCCGTATGTAGCCGCGACTGGTAACATTCCAGCGATCCCGTCCATCATTCTGACAGT